CCGCCCGGCACGGCATACGTCGCAATTCCGGGCGGGTCAATCGGTCGCCTAAATAGATATAATCCATTTCGTCCATATCAAAACAATTTCATTTGTGTATCGGTCAATACAGCAACGACCGCATCAACTTTGCGTTCCCAACTTTCCAACGTTGCCAATTTCTCCGGGGTTGGGTTCCGTTGGCAACGTCGTTGGTTGTGCCGCATCTGTTTTACCATTTCCGCCAAATCTTTTGCCGTTATTTTTTCGGGATTTTCGATTTGCGGGGCTTTTGTTTCGTCTGCCATACAAGTAACCATTTGAATAATTAAACGCCCCTACGGGCTTAAAATAAACGGTTGTGCATTTGTTGGGGCAAATTTTCCAAAACCCAACGGGGGTTATTCTGTAAAATGAACCGTCCAAAGTGCATTATTAACGTTGCGTCCGCATTCCACAACGCCGGGGTAATCTCCGGGTACAATTTCCCGGCAATATCCCGGAACCGTCGTTTGCGGTCTGCCTTTTCTTCCTTTTTCCCTTTGACCTTGATACGCAATTTAAGGTCGTTTTGCCATTTCATAGCATTTACCAAAACAAACGGTATTTCGGCGACGGTTATAATGGCTTTCAAATGCTCAAAGTTTTGCAACATCTTTTGAATGCGGTACAACTTACCCATGTTTGCCCCGGCATCCTCAACCGTTACGTCGTCCGGGCGAACGCTCAATTTTTCCAAAAAGATAATCGGCGTGCAAATCTCTTTGTAATAGTTGAGAAAATCCCGTATCTCGTTAATGTCTTTAGGCATCTTAATTGCCGTTGCGTTGTGGTTGGGTCGCCAAACCACGATACCCCCAGCGGCTCCGGGGTCAATCCCAATAATACAATCTATTTTCATTAGAATAAATATTGTGTTATAGTTTTATTTTTAATTCTTTCAATTGCTTTATTATAATAATCTGCATCTAATTCACAACCCACAAATTGCAAATTTAATTGTTCTCTCTTATTAATTATATCTATTGCAATTGCAATACTCCCACTACCTAAATGAGTATCTAATATTTTATAACCTTTTTCGCAATTACGCATTATAAGCCATTCATATAATTCTATTGGTTTCTGTGTTGGGTGTATCTTATTTTGTTCTTTCATAACACTCAACGACCATATTTTTGCAGGTTTTTGAATAGAAGACCATGCGTATTCACACATCGCTAAAGAAAAATTTTCCGGTTGCTTTTTATCCCATATATAAAAACCTTGTGACGGGGGCAAATCAAAATAATTGCCCCCCCATATTATTTGGTTTTTGCTCACTCGAAATAATTCATCAAAATATTGTTTGCTTGGTATTTCATTATCCCAATTTTTTTTCTTGTGCATTTGCCTAATAGGATTTTTACTAATCCCAATACCATACGGCGGGTCAACAATAGCCAAATCAAAATATTTATCCGAATATCTTTTCATTAAATCTAAATTATTTTCATTCGTTATCTCTATATAATCATTTATTTTCATACTCAAATTTTAAATAATGGTAAATATAAATTTCATCCTTAATCATCCGGTCGAAAGTCCGTTTAATCTCTTTTCGTCGAGCAACCTCAAAGGCTGTATAATCAATTTCCGGGCTTTGGGTTCCTTGTTTCCGAACGTGGTAAACCGTAAATTCATTAACGAACCCACGGGCGGCACGTGCCAAAAATCGGTTATACGCTTCTTTGCGGTCGTCCTCGGTTTCTTTCACTTCATCCGCTAACCGAACGCCCAACAACCAATTATAAACAAACATTTCGTCGGTTAATCCAAACACTAAACGCCCGGTATATTTATACCGTAAAAAGCACATTAAACAAGTCATAACCGATTGATTGCGATAATACCGGATTTGCTCCGGGCTTAACTCCTTTTTCGGTTCCGGCAACGCTGTATATGCTTTGCCGATAACTTGGTTTTGTTTCCGGCAATATGCGTTCAATACCTTTGCGAAATAATCGGCGTTGAATTGTTGGTAATGTTTCCGTTCGGCGTTGCCGTCCCTATCCTTTGGCAAATAGTCGTCTAATTCCCCGGTAATCAGCAATTCAAACGCTAATTTAACCTCGGATAATGTTAATTGCGAATAATAGCGTTTGAGCAAATCCAACAACCGGGTACAAATATACGTCCAATCGTCCCGGTTTTCCGTGGGAATGATAAACCCCACGTCCATTGCGATAAACCGGAACATTTGCCCGGTTTTGGCAATCAACGTTTCGTCGTCAATCTCGGCAATCTGTTTTTTTGTGGACGCCACGAGAATATACTTTTCAACCGGGGTTAATGCTTTGGCAACCTCCGGTAACTCAACCATCGCCCGGCGAACGTCAATTGCTTTTGCCGTTCCGCTATAAAGCAAAACGGCGGCGGATTGTCGTTTTTCGGGCAACGTTTGTGGCAATCTGTTTGTCTTTTCGGGTAATGTTTCCATGTTAATAATCATCTTTCAAATACTCAATAGCCCCGGCAACATTTAATCTTTGCGTTGGGGCTTTGTATTCGGGTTTCAAATGCAATTTTTTCTTTTCGACGTCCCCCCGTATAAAATTGCGGACGGTCGCCAACCAACCGTTTTTAGTGCGCTTCATATTCTTTTGGTCGCTCCAATCGCTAACCGAATGAAAGTAATAAACCAAATCGACCTTTTCAAATTCCGGGGTTGCAAACTTACTTTCAAACTCGGAATAATCCACGCCAACGCCGTTTTCAAATTTAACCATTTTGTAAACGTCGGAATTACGGAATAACGTTTTTTTCTCCTTTGGTTCCTCAACCTTTGGTTCGTCGGGGAACAAAGACGCAAAAGCATTTTGCGGCGTATTACTTGGATTAGTATTTAGTGTATTTGAGTCTTTAGTAAGATTAGTATTTATTAATGTCGGCTTTCCCGTATCGGGTTTTTCCGTTTCGGGATTTACCGCAACCGGATTTTCCGTTTGTGGCGCATCCATAAACGGGTTTTCCGTTTGTGGTTCAAACTCTTTAATATCGCTAACCTCGTAATCACACCCGACGAACGTTCCGCCGTCGCCACGAACTTTGCAACGTTGGCAATATCCGTTCGTTATCAATTCACGTAATCCGGCGGCGGTTGCGTCCCGTCCGTCCTTTGACCTATTTTTTAAATCGGACAAATTCAATTGCCAATCCGGGGGTAAACTCATAATATACGTTATCAATCCCTTTGCTTTCCAACTCAAATTTACGTCCTGTAAATATTCGTTGCGGACGGTCGTAAAATTACCCGTCCTTTTGGTTCGTCTGATAGTATCCGCCATTATTCGCCGCCCTCCAATTTTTTAACGGGTTCCCATGCTTTACGTACTTTCAAAACATTGTCGGCACTCTCATTGGGAACCAACGACACGACGGGAAAACGGGAACGGTCGCCCGGTTTTTGCGTCGTGGCAAATTGTACATTCAAATCAAAGATAATGCCTTTGCAAAATCCCCGTTCCGCTAACATACCGTCGAACGTTTCCCGAATTTGCGGGATTGTGGACGCCGTACCCTTTGTTGCGAATTGCCAAACCCCGGCAACCCCACGAACCAAAGGAACAATAAAGTTTAGCGTTAATGTTACCTCCCAACCGTCGCAATCCGGTTGGCGGCTCTTTTTATTCGGGTAACGCTTCGTTATTGACTGCATTAAGTTTGGGTATTTCTCGGTTGTCAACGTTTCGTATTTCTTTCCGTCCCATACTTGGAACGTGTCGCCATCGCCCGCCGCAATCAATCGCCCGTCGTCGTCCCGGTATTCGTAACGCTCGTTACATACTTTTGCCGGGTCGTCGTCCGGGAAAACAATTTGTATTGTTTGCGGCTTTTCGCCGTATGCCTGTGTAAATAACCCGGCATACTTTCCCGTTGGTATGAAGTAATCAACACTTTGCGGATAACCGTTTGCGTTTTTCATACCGATTTTTATTTGACCGACACGGGGCAAAATCAAACGGGATTGTTGCGCCTCCGGTCGTTTTATTCTTCCTTTCATATCTCAATCAAATTTCGGGGTCGTCGTTCAACATCTTTTTCCTACTCTCATTTTTGGGCTTTTTAGGCTCATTTGCGGGCTTTACTTTCTTTTCCGTGGTATTACCCCGCTTTGCGGTCGTTTTGCCCGTGGCGGCTTTCTTTTCCGGCTCCTTTGCCTTTTTGGGCGCACGTTTAACAATGGTTGTTTTCTTTGGCTCCTTTTCCGGTTCCGGTGCGTCCGCCTTGACTTTCTCGGCGGCGTCCGTGTTTTCGTCCGGGGTTGCCTCCTTTGGGGCTTTCGTTTTAATCAATTCCGCCAACGATAAGGATATTACGTTTTGCGTCAAATCGGGTGCATTATCCAATAAAACCATACCATTAACCGACGTAAACGTATTATCTTTCTTCTCGTCCTCAATGGCTGCAATTTCTAACAGATACGGGATTTTCCGTATATTGGGGCTATCCGTTTGTTCTTTCAAATTGTACGACGGACGTTTGCGCCAATCTTTCGGGCTGAAATTGAAAATACGGGTAACGGTGAATTGTTCAAAATTGACGTTCCACATATCCCGGTACATCCCTAATTGTATTTCGCTTTCCTCGTAAAATCCTTTGCGTCCGCTCTTAAAATCGACGATTGCGTTAATACGTTCGTCGCTGCCTATCTTTGCCAACATGGTACACGGGCAATCAATCATTCCGGCATACTTGTAATATGGATGCACTAAAGCAATTTCAACCGCCAACGGGCGCACGTCGTAATCTAATACGAATTGAGCAAACGCCAATACGTCCTTTTTCAAATCGTCGGCATAATATATAAAATCGTCCGGCAATCGGTAAACCTCAATATATTCTTTTAGTTTGCCTTTTAACCCGTCCAAATCATAAGCCCGGTTAATTAATAATTCCTCAAATGCGGCGTGCATAAACGTACCATACGCCGCCCGTTCGCCTTTGTATCGTTCCGCTTCCTCAATGCCTTTGTTGGCAATCCATTGTATTAAATGCGGGGCTTTGGGTAACGTTTGGGACAATATCGTTGTAACCGACGGGAAAAACTCCGGGTTCCCGTTGTCGTCATATCGGTAATAATAGCGGTGTCCCTTACTATTCAATTGCCAAACCTTATACGGGGGTTCAATCAACGTTTTTTCATCAAAAAACATTGCCGTCATTTCCTCAACCGTCATGCCCGGCAATATCTCAAATATTCCGGTTGGTTGCTCAACCTCGACCGCTTCAAACGGGGGGATTATTTGTTGTTGTTCCTCGGTAATTTCCGGGAATTGGTCAGCGGGAACGGCTCCCAAACTTTCGACCGTCTTTTGTACCGGATTTTCCGGTTTCTTTTTGTTCGCTCTCATTTTCTACTCTTTTTTAATTCTGAAAATCCACATAATACCATTGCGGCACACAGACCCGCAAACATCAATTGCCACGGGTTCCAAAATGCGCCAATCAGACAAACAACGCCCAACGTTCCAAATGTCGCAATAATCGCTTTCGCTTGGAACCTATCGGAAAACATAATGTCCGCCATGCGTTCAAACCATTGTAACCCGTTATTCTTCATAGCCAAACAAATAATTAGGGGTACAATTACACATTTCGCAAATGATAACGACCCATTCCGGGCGTATCTGTTTAGTCGTTCCGTTACATAAGTTAGTCATATTAACTTGTTGTGCGCTTTCGGTGCGTCCCTCCCATAACCGGGCGGCAACCTCTTTTTTATAAACTTTAATTCCGGCGGTTTGCGCCCGTGCGATTGCCTCGTTTACTCTTAATTTCGTCATTTCTGCCATTTCTTTAGTCTTTTATTGTTAATAACTCGGTTCGTTGCTCTCTTTGTGTCCGCAATGCGTACACGTCATTTCCTCCCAAATTGCGGTATATTCCGGCGGGGTCAAATATCCGTCGCCTCCGGTCTGTTTATATTCCCCGTCGGTAACTTCCATTTCGCCGCCGCATTCCGGGCAATCGTCGTTACCCATTAAATCCAAATCCGGGACAATGAAATATACCCGTTTCAGATACACGCCCAACGCCTCGGAAATAGCCGCATAACAATTGGCGGTTTGTTCCTCGGTTACGTCCTCGTTTATTGCATCGAAAACGGAAACGCCCCAATTTTCCGGGGTGTCCTCAATAACTTTGTTTTTGAGTAATTCCGAAATGATAATTTCGGCAACTTGGTTGGCTGTTTTCCCGCTATCGGTCGCCAATTTTTTTAATAAATCGCTCTCTTTTATTCTCATATCTTTGCCGGGTACTCCCCCGGTGGGTTTTTGTTTCTGCAAATGTATAAATAATATTTGTATTACCAAAAATAAAACCTTTGAAATTTTATTTGTTCATGTTGGACGCTTGTAATACAGATAAAAAGCACTAATTTTGTTGCACCGCATAACCTCAAACATCGCTCTCGGTTACTGCGTACCAACCCCCGGCGTTACTTTATTGCGTCGGGGGTTATCTTTTTAATCATGTATTCCAAATTCACAATCCCCCCATTGGTCGAAATCCGCCCCGTCATAACTCAACGGGTAATGTTCCGGTTCCGGGCAATCCGCCCAAAATTTCCGGCGTGCATTATTTACGGCGACCCGTTCCGGGTTATATCCGGGTTTATTCTTTTCCCTCAATTGGGCGGCGCAACTCTTACAACAACAACGTCCCCAACCTCGGCGTAAATTCCGGGTATCGGCGTTGTATTCTTTGCCGCAATTGTCGCAATTCCTTTTTATCATTCCCATATATTAACCCTTTGTAAATCCCTTAAATGCTACATGGTAAACGTCGTATTGTTTCCCGGTAACATAGAACTCAATCATACGGTTGGCGTTTCCGACGTCGTTTATTGCAATAGTTGGGTACGGTTCCCCCGGCAATTGGTTATAATCGCTTTCAATATCCCGGAATCCCTCCGGGAACTCCGAACGGTCGGCGGAAAAATACCGGGTTAAACTCTCTTTTATCCGGGCTAATATTTCGTCCCCGTTCGGCTCAAAAGCCGCTTTTATTTTTTCTTGACGTCTTAACGCAAATCGCATAGGCATTTGTTTTAATAGGTTCTTAATTCCCCGTCCATCGGTAACGGTGCGCCCGGTAAACCAACCGGAATACGGGTATAATGTAACCGGGGAACCCCGGAAAGTAAATTGTAAGGTCGTGGCGTTTACCTCCGTAACCGGATAACCCAACGCCTCCAACCGGGTACGGGCGTAATCGACCCGCCCCGGCTGCAATTCTTGTTGTCGCTCTCTGTTACGGCTCATTGTACGCCCTCCGTAATTACTTTGCAATACTTATAATATTGGTCGTGTCGGCTCTCAACTCGGCACGTCAACCCAATATCGTTGCCGTCTAACAATAGGTTCAACACATCGCCGGGATTGTGCCGGGTATAAAGCAAAAATAACCCGCCGTTTGCATTTTGGATTATCTTATACACATCTTGGCTTAATCGGTAACGTTTCGTTTTGTTCATCGCTCTAAATGGTTATGCCGGGGGATTGCGCCCCCGGCTTGGTTATTACTGCAAATACGCAATTGCGTTTAATCTCTCTTTTTCCTTTTTCGCATATTCAACATTTCGGGCAATCCATTGTTCGGCGGGGTTCTCGGCAATCCATTGTTTACGATAATCCGGTGTGAAATAAGCAACCATTTTTTTGTATGCCTTTTCCGGGTTCGCCAATATTTCCGCTGTATGGCTTAACCGTTTGCCGTGGTCGCCTTTGCCGATTAAATCCAAACGCCCAAAATAAAACGACCCGTCGGCGGTACACGCCACATATTCACGGGCGGACGTTCTTTTTGAAACAATCGCTTTACTATCGACGTCAATAACTTGGTACTCGTATTTCTTTCCCTTTACTTTCTTAACTAAAATGTACTTTGCCATGATTGAAAATTTATATTGTTCCGGGGAAAACGCCCCGTCGTTGTTTACTGATAATAGAAAGTGATTTTAACGCCTCGGCGCAATTTGCAAACCTCTTTGTCGCCGTAACAATTGAAAGCACGTTTTAACAAGCGATTGACTAATTTAATGTCGCCGACAATCTTTATTAAACCGGACACGCTAACCAATACATTAACCTTTTTGCCGTTTACAATTCCGTTTACCTTGATTTTGAAATTGCGGTTAATCTCTTTTGTTGTGTAATCTAATCCGTTATAAATGCTTTGAGTATTCATATTGTTTCGCTCTCTATTTTCCGGGAAAACGCCCGGTCGTTCTTGTTTGATGATGCAAATATACAACCTTTATTTTAATTACCAAAGGTTTTATCTTTTATTTTCGTGTTTTCCTATAAAAAATTTCGTTTTTGGTTCCAAAAGAGTTATTTTCTTGAAATTTTCGATTTAAGCGACTTTTGTAATCGGGACGTGTAAATTATCCACTTTGAAATAAAATGCCCGGAAACGGGCTAAAAATGGCTCAATAGAAAAAGGGGTTGCAACGCCTTGTTACAACCCCCTTGTTATGTCTATTGTATATATTCCCAATTATAACCCTTATGTTTTTTCATACGCCCTTTACAACATCGAATTATCAATGTATCGTTAAACCCATCTTTTTTGGCTAAATGGATAGATTGATATGTTTTGAGGCAAATTCCGTTTTTCATCATCTTAACGGGTTTTGAATTTGGATGCAATACGCCCTCTTTACCTTGCATATTTTTTGCGTTATTTTCGCTCAATCGCTTTTTCGTAATAGGATTATTATTATTTTCCAAATATGTAACCCAACGCAAATTATCTGCATGGTTATTGGTTCGGTCGCCGTCGATATGGTCAACACATGGCTTGTTGTCCGGGTTCGGAATGAAAGCCGCCGCAACTAATCTATGTAATCGAAACGTTTTGCGCATCCCATTACATAAAGCAACGGTTTTATATCTATTCCCGGAACCACATATTTTCAAAACTAATTGTTTCTTAACGGATTTTACACGCCCGTAATTACTCACTTTATATAACCCTACACATCCGGGTACATCTTTCCATATTTCCATTATACAACCATTTAAGTAAGCAACCAAAAGAGAAACGGGGAAAAGTGGTTGCATCTTTTTTCATTCGGTAGCTACTCCGAACTATCCCCGTTTTTGCAAAGATAGTTATTTTTCTATGGTTATAACTTCAAACCCGGTAATTTTTGAATTTGGGTTTTTTGAAACAATATCAAATTCACGGTTTTTTATCCGTTTTGTTTTCCATAAAAAACCTAACCAACGCTTATATTGCACACTTTCCGTTATTAAAAGGCTATCCCGTGTTATAATTTTGCCCGAAAACGTATTATTTATAATACATCCGTCAAGGTCAACCCATTTGTCGGAATACTCAATACAACGTAATACGGTCGTAACCGTATCGCCGGGCAAATATACAACACTATCCCGGACGGTTGCCCGCAATTCGTTGATTGTTTCCATTTGGGTTGTTGTAACCCGTTCCAAATCCCGGTTCTTTGCCTGCAACGTCTTTATCAACGCCAAATCGTCCGCCCGGTACTTTTTGTATTCCGCCAATGACAACTCCAAATTCCCGACTTTGATTGCGTTCAAACTGTCTTTCGTTTGGTACGTCTTGACGTCCTGCAATAGTATTTCGGTATTGCTCCGGTATCTGTCCCGTTCCTCGGTCAACCTCTTTATTTTGACGTGTTGCACCCAAAAGGCGGCGGCAACCGCCAAAATGATTGCCGCCAAAATCAAATACTTTTTCATGCGTTCGTTATGAATTAAAGTTTAACAACCCTTTTGATTGCGGCAACGTGCATATCTGCGATTTGCTCCCGCCCGTCGTTGCTCATTATGAAACGGCAATCTTTTTCGGTATCCATGAAAAAGTTTTCCGTAAGAATTGCCGGGCAACTCGTGTGTTTGAGGATATAAAACGCCGCTTCCTTATCCGGGTCGCCGTCGGCATAATCGAAACGCATACGCCAACCGTCCGGGACGAATACCCGTTGCGCTTCCTCGGCAAATACCGTGGCGATTGCATCCGCTTTCGTTTCTCCGGGCGACGTGTAAACCTCCCAACCCGTACCGCCTCCGGCGTTGGCGTGGACGGATACCAAAAACGCCTTTTCGTTGTAATTGCGGTAAATCTCATTTGCTCGGCGGCAACGTTCCACCAATGACACGTCGTTTGTTTCCGGGGTCAATATCTCGTACCCAATCGCCAAATCGTCCAATTTGGCGGCGATACGTCGCACAATGTCACGGTTAAACTCCCATTCAAACAATTGGGAACCGTCCCCCCAAATGGGGGAACGCTTTCCGGCTGTTTCTTTTCCGTGTCCGTTGTCAAGAATTACAATTTTACTCATTTTCGCTTTCTCCTTTCTTTTTATTGTTTTTGTCTGGGTCGTCCCCAAATTCTTTTTCCAATCTTTCAATTATCGGTTGCAAATGCGACGGTAAAGCCCTTGTAAACTCCAAACGGATAACATGGTAAATAATACGCAATGCCAATTCCCGGGGGTACGCAATAATCAGATTCCGGAACGCATTTTGTAAATAAACGTACATAAATACATATGTAAGCGATTTAATAACGGCAATCGCCGCTTGGTCGTCGCCGCAATTTTTCATTATTACAAAAATCGTCTCCACTATAAACAGATACAAAAGAAATTCACATAATGCGTTTTTGAACTTCCGGAATGAAAAGTTTTTGCATCTGACAATTGCCACGCCGTCCGCCCTCATTCCCGCCCAAATATTGAACGCAAACATTACTAATAACGCATAAACAAAACCCTTTGTCGGAGTTACATACCCAAATAACGGGCTAACCGTGGAAATAGCGATTATACGCCATTGTTCCCAATTAAATATTCTTTCCATTATATTAATGTAGATTTTATTAAACTATAAATTTGATATGCAAAATTAGCATGTCCAACACAATTTGGGTGAACTATTGGAGCACCTCCACACGCTACATATAAATTATTATTAACTGAATTACTTGCTAAAAATGAAGTTTCGCTCACTTGCCTTGCTGCCATTGCCATTGGGCCGGGAGTTATAAAATATGTAGGTACATAATAAGCATTATCATGTTGAGAACATATATCAATCAAATCTTTGTTCATAAAAGAGAACCTATTATGATGGTCTGCTGTTGTACCGTTATACATATTCATACTATATAATGCCTTTTCATCGGAACAATATTCATTATAATATTGTGGGAAATATGTACCTGCAACATCCGGTAATGTAAGTAATACTTTAATATCGGGATATTCGCTTTTTATTATAGATAAAAGTTGATTATATTTCGATATATAATTATCTCTTACCGAACCATCTGTGCTATAACTTCCATTATATCCTAATAAAAATAAAACGTGCGTTGGCTCACATACATTATATTGCGTTGTATCGCTTGGTGCTAATTGACCTTTATTTTCGATTGTACATCTTTCAGTTGTTCCGTCACTCTTAACAATTAATGTTCTGTAATTTTCTACCCAATATTTTAAACTAAATGTATTACTTTCCGGGTTATATAATGGGTTTGTTTGTCCTGAGTAAAATGTAGGACTAAACATATTGTTAATACTATTTCCACCTGCACCAATTGCAAATGCTTTTATATTGTTTTTTACAATTCCATTAAAATTAATATCAAATGATACACCATTATATGATGAACCTATTAAATTACCTAAACTTTCAAAGAAAAATCCGTTTTCCGAATTTTCTATTTTATCCATTTCGAATAAAGCCTTAACCCATGCCCAATATTGCTTTGGAGAATTATTGTATGGTTTTCCATAATCTGTTAAAAATCCTTGTGTTACTGAATCACCTATACAAAGAAGCCTAACCGGATGGTTTTCTGTTGCTTTATTCCTTGTTGAAATAATTGGAATATCAATATTTATATCCTCAATATTATCACCTACTATTTTTGCAGATATTACACTTTGCAATTTATCATTTACAGAATTTGAAGAATAACTATTTATTGCATTTGTAGCATAATTAATTGGTGAATATATTGGAATATAATTTCTTCCTTTATCAACATGTATATCCTGATATTCTTTATTTAATTTTCTAAAAAAATGGTCTATATTAACTCTAACAGAATAATTTCTAAATGCCGGGTCTCCGTCAGTTATATCATTGCATACACAATATATTGCTGGCGGCAATAAATATGTTTCCAATTTTGTTTTTTGAAAATCATATATTGGGAGCATATTACCAAATGAATTATAAATAGATATTGCGTTTATTCCTTGTGTGTTAATATTTGCAATATACAACAAATCATCATCACTTTGCAATGAATATTTATAATTCTTTACTAACGTAGAACCTGCATAATATCCGTTAATAGACCCGTCTTTCTTTTTAATAGAAAATGTCGAATAATTAGAATCTCCACCACCAACTACACTTATAAACAAATCACCAATAGAATTAGAAATATCAAATACATAACACGAAAAATCTTGCACAAACACTAAATTACCATCTTTTGCAATTGCAGAGTTTTCATATTTCAAAACGTTTTTCTGCAATCCTTTCACAAAATTAGTGTATTCACCACTTTTATTTTTTATTTCTTCTATGTCTATACACTTAGGTGTAATTAAATAGTCATCACAATATATTTCTATTCCATTGATACCAATAGAGTTTAAATTAGAAATTCTTAGAATATTTGAATCTTGTGGAACTGTATATTGATAGTTTGCTACACTTGCATTTATTCCATTTACAACTACATCATCTATTGTAAACAATGCCCATGATAAACCTCCTAAACCTTTTGCACTTAAATTTATCCTTTTACCTCTAATACTTGAAACATCAAAACTATATACAGAAAAATCTAATATTGATTTATCAATTGTCCCATCATTTTTTATTGCTCCCTGCTCTTTACTAACAATATTTAATGATATTTTTTTTGCATATTCAGTTTCATTTTTTAATGAATTTAATAACGGTAATATGTATTCTCCATTTTCTTTTTTTATTGAAATACCTTGTATTCCTGCCGTATTTTTATTTGCAACATAAAGATATTTATCATCTTGGCTTAATTCAAACTCATAGTTTTGTACTACATTGTTAAAATAGCCAATTATTTCTCCATTTAATTTTTCAATAGAAAAAGAGCTATATCCGGAACTTGCAGGAGAATTTATTGTAATATATATTTTATTTTCTCCATAAACATCAAATTTGTATGTAGTAAAATCTGAAACAGGTGTTAAATATCCATTTGAATCAATTGCATATCCATCAAATGATAATGTTGTTTCTGTTTTTTCAATAATTTGATTAATTTCATCTTTAACAATATCTATATCCGCCATAGATGGAATGTTAGTATTTATCTTTTCCCATGTACCGTTTTTATTAGATATAATACACACCTCATTTATTAATGATATACCATTGAAATTTGGATATACTCCATTATATGCAGCTATATAAAAAACATTTTGGTCGGGTGTACCCGGATTTGTTTCCGTCGTTGCTATTCCTGCAAACGTTGCGTTTTCTCCAACTATGTTAATAATTGAAAGCAACGTGTTTTGCATGATTTGCCCCGTAATTTCTTGGTTTCCGTTTGTTTTTATAACATCGGAAACCGCTTGTTTAAGTTCATCGTAATTTCCCATAATCTAATAATTTAATTGTTGTCAAAATCATTATTGAAATCGCCGTTAAAATCTCCTTTGTTTGCTATTATATAGCCACGTCCTATTTTCTTGACGACTGTATTTGTTTTAAACTCAATTTCCACGCTCGCCAAATCTCCCTGCGTTTGCCATTTCGGGGTAATTAAAAACGTGTCGCAATCGTATTCCCTGCCGTATTTATCCGTGATATGTATACAATCAGCCATCCGAATAAAGCGCATGACATCGCATAAGTATTCTGGTGCCAATATAGTACATTTGAACGTCTTTACCGAAATTTGTTTTTCCGGGAAAAAATAACCGTCCCTTTCCTCGCCGTCCTCTTCAAATTCATAATCCGGTTTTCCTAACTCGGTACAAAGATATAACATGTTTTTGAATGTCGGATTTTTATAAACTATTTGTCCGGCGTCAAACACTAAATTTTCAATGTCCCACCAATCAATTTTCAAATAACCGGAAACGTCCTGCACAACCGTAAACATTTCAGAATACCACGTTTGAACGCCATCAGATAACCGCAAATAATAAATTCCGTCAAACTGATTTAACGGCATGGGTAATATTGCCGGGTATAATATTACATCATATCCCAACGACTGAAACCGGACAACTTGCAATCCGGTTTCCCTCATGTATGTTGTTATATTTGCAATTTGTTTTCCGGTTTTATCATATAGAATAACAGACGTAACAGAATTTGAACGGGTATTTCTTATTATCTGAAACGGCAATAATCTATCAGCCGGTGCGAACAATGGGTATATTTGCCCGTATGCGTAACTTTTACGGTGGTTCTGCTGCTCTATTGACGTGTACCACGGCAATACGCTTATATTGTTATTCTGTATCATATTTCAACGTTGCTTTAATGTTTCGACTACACAAATTTACGCTTAATTTATCAACTTGACCGTTACCGATATACGTTTTTATTAGTTGCATCGGGTTTGGGTCGTCATTTGCCGGAAAACTAAACGTTTGTTTCTTCTTTCTCTCAATACCGTATGCGTAAACCTCGGAACCGTTTATTGATACACGACGGGCGGGTAAATCATATAACCAATACGGGGATTGCAGATTGATAAACGCCAAATATCCGTTTTGCAAAAAGTATTCGACCCCGTTAATAGTTTGGCGGGTAAATGGTAATATCCATTGCGACCCGGACGTTGGCGGAACGGCGGCAAACAAGGCGAACCCGTCCGAACTCATATTGCCGGGGTTTAACAACATCATATCAATATCGGACGTAAAGTTTGATATATTAATTTCCTCAACCTTTCTGGGCGTTACATACTTGCTTATTACTTGTATCGGCAACCCTTCAAATGCCGCCGTAACGTCGTCCATCCATTCAAATTGGTAACGTTCCGGCAAATCGACCTTATCAAACGAATATTCCGACGTGTTGAACGCCCACGGTTTCCCGTTGCGCAAATTCAATTCCTTTGTCAAATCGTGGCTTAATATAGCCCCGCCGGAATAGGAACCGCCATTGCGGAAATATTGGATATGTTCGATTTTAAATTTGCCGTCCTCAATGAACCAATAACATTTAAAACAATCCCGTAACATATTGGTAAATTGTTGTAAGGTCGTCGGGGCTTTTTGTGCGGGTTGCTGATATTCCCCGTTTATAATATTGGTTTTCTGTGATACAAGCAAACGGAAATTCAACCCGGATATTGGGTTGTTACCGCTGTATAAAAATTGACTGTATTCCGCCGTGGCTGCGTGTGTTATACCCGGTGCAATCTGATTGAGCAAAACGGATATACAAGACGCAACCGGAAACGCATCCCGCAAAGTATATGCTTTTCGGGCTTTTTCCTCTAATATCCAATCCATCAAATAAAACCCAAACCACAACGACGCATAACGCCACGTTGACCGGGCGATTGGATAAAACGTTTGTCCATATATGGAATAAGGGGGCGCAAAATACTTTCCGTTGTCCGCTAATCCCCACTCGGTCGGGGTATCTGAAAAGTTGTTTGAAATAAACGCCACGTCGATTGCGTAACCAATCGCACGCCTATAATTACGGTTATTATCAACTATATCATCGGCGGGCAATGGATATGTATTAAGGTCGTCGATTTTCTCCACATCGCACAAATACCGGGCATATATATTGTAACTTTTCATATCGGCGTGCATTGTCCCGGTTGCCCCGGAACCCTCAACGGCGGTTAAATCGAACTCCAACGTATCAAACGGGGACGTTGTAACCTTTTGATAACGGAACATTGCCACGTCGTCCGAACGTCGGCGTATCTCAACCAATGCAACCCCAAACGGCACGCCGTCAATTCGTTGTTGTGAAATATAGATATAATAATTAACATTCAATTCCGGGTATAATTTCCCCTCGAATGCGTCCGCACTTGCACCCGTTGCCATTCGTCCGGTATAAAGCCCGGATATTACCGCCGGGGAACCGTTGGACGTAATTTGTATTTCTTTCAATATATTGCACAAAGCAAAATGATAGGTTTGTACTAATGCGTTTTGGTCGGTCGTGGCGTTTGCGTCTTGTTCCCAATTCGTACCGCCCAAAAAACAAGAAACAACACTATCCCCCGGAACATATATTTGAATTAATGGACGCTTGTTTATCGTTATCCGTTGGATTGTCGGGGCTAACGTTATTAAATTGTATTCCTTTTCCAATCCCGCCAACACGTCGTTATAATCGTCGATTGCGTCCGGTTGCACAACAACCTTTTTATCGTAATCGGTAAACGTGCAATCGGTTTTCATAAACTTGCCTTGAAAGTATTGGAACCATGTACGCCCGCCGTCGTCGCTCTTTTCAATGCAATACAAAAATTCATTGTCGAACGATTGACGGTTTATATAGTCGTAATCATCCCGGACAAAGGTAATTTTGCCGGATAATTTGGCACGATAAAACCGTTGGTTGGTTTCTAATTCGTACTCCTTTGCCAAATCGTCCTTATAAATCGGATGCACGGTTTGACCTTGTAAGACGTTCGGGGCGTCCAACGTTCCCAATCTCAACCATGCCGTCCCGTTGGCGTAATGCGCTTTGATTACATTAAACCGGATATATGCGGCATTGCTTGGTATGTCAAATTCCGTATTTGTGGCGGACGGGTCGCTCCCCCAACCGCCGATAATTTTTTTATTGCTATCGTAAAATGCGCCCCCGGATTGCGTGGTGAAATTCTGAAACAATTTGCGGGGGTACACATTCCCAACCGGGACAAAAGTACGGGTATAATAGAACTTTGTATTATTCCCGTTTATGTTCCCGGTTGTGTTACTTATCGCCCCGTTCGCTAAAAACGCATTTACAAATGAATGTCTATAAATCGGGTTCATATCAATTTTTAATTTTACGTGTCAAATTCTTGTAAACCTCAATAACATTGCCGTTGCCATCGACGTAACGACGGCGGCGGTTTTGTTCCTTAATCTCCCTTACATCGTCTTTTAAATCCCGCAAATCCGGTGCGTTATTTTGTTGAACCGTTACATTAATGCCGTCGGTATTGTAGGCATTAAGGTACTTTTGGGGAAATGTTCCCCGGTTCAAACTATTTATTACGTCCGGGATTAAACGACGGAAACGGCGGGAATTACGTTTATTGATAACGGCGAAAAATTCCCCGCCCTCGGCACGCCTCCGGGTTCCATCCGGTTTGGTTCCTAAATCCACGTCGTCCCCGGATTGGTGGGAACCGCCCGCCAACAATTCAACCGTACCATCGCCGTAACTTTCCGAACCCCCGGCGTTGGCTGATTTGGATAATTGGGCGGCTTTGATTTTGGCGGCGGCAAAGGAACCCCACATTATAGCAATTGCCGGGATTGCAAACGGGAACCCCAATTGCGACCAAATCAAAGCGGACGCCGTTACAAGGTTTCCAATTTGTTGTATCGTTTGTATTGCCGCCTGTGCTTTCTGTGCCTTTTGTTGCTCCTTTAGGGCTTTTTCTTGGTTCTTTTTCGCAACGTCCAATTCCTTTTGAGCCATTGCAACGTTATTGGCGTAACCGTTCGCCCGTGCCTCTAATTCCGCATCTAATCGGCGTTGGCTTGCGTCAACCTCTTTGTCGGCGGCGGAAACGGCGGCGTCGGCGGCTTGTACCTTTGCATCCAAAAAACTATTTAATTGCTCAATGGCAAAGGAAACGGACGTACTTATTGCCTCCTTTTGGTCGTCGTCCAAATTCAGCCCGAACAATCCGTATATGTCGTTACCCCGTTCGTCGCCTTTGCTTTTCTCAATTTCTTGGTCGATTTTCGCAATGGTATTTTCGATTGTCTTAACCTCGGCATCCGTCATTTTAACCCCGGCGGCTTTGTTCAACTCTAAAATCTTTTGCAACCGTGCCTTTTCTTGCGCTAACCGGAACCGGGTTTTGCGTTCCTCGGAATTGCGGATTAAATCAAACTCGGACGCCTCCAACGCTTGTGTTTGGTCGAATAGCATTAACGCCCGTTGTTGGTTTAACTCGGTCGTTTGCTTCAATACCTCGGCATCATATTTGGCGTTAATATCCGCCTCGGATTGGCGCACGTCCTCGGCTAATTGCCTATTTTGTGCCAATTCGATTGCCCGTTGTTGCTGTAACAACTGAATACGCAAATTTATTTCCTCCTGCGAACCCTCACGGGCGGCGTCTAATTGTAATTGCGTCCGGTCGGCGGCGGCTTGCATTTGGTCTATTGTAATTTGGTCGTTCAATTCGCCCAAACTCTTTGCGTATTGTTGTTGCAAAAGTAATTGTTGGTTAAGCAATTCGGCAACTTGCGTTTCAGTTAATCCCCGCTCGGTTTCTAACCGGGTGTTAATGTCCTGTATTTGCCTTTCATACTCAACCCGCAATTGTTCCCGTTGCTTTTCCGCCCCCTCTGCCATCAATGCAATTTGGGCGTCCTGCGTTGCCCGTTGTGCGGACAATTCCGCCGCCCGTTGTTGGTTGGCAATATCTACCATATCAACCGCCAATTGTTCCCGTAATAAAACAATTTGGTCGTTTAACGCTTTGCGTGCCTTAACCGTTAAATTGGTTTCCGTCCTCAACTGCAATTGTATGTCGGCAATCGCACGGGCGTTGGCGGCTTGACGTTGCGCCCGTTGTTGGTCGAATGAATTTTTAATTAAGGCAATCCGGGCGTCCTCGGCTTTGCGCAATATATCCGTTTCCGCTTTGGCGGCGTTCCGGTTTTCGTTTGCTCTTTGGGCGGCTTGTATTTTCCTTTCGGCGTCCAAATCCGCCCCCTCGGTTTTTAGATTAACGGCAATGTCAACCGCCCGCCCGGTATTATCTATTTGACCCTGTACGGCTTCAATTGCTTCATCAACCTTGACTTTATCAATTTTACCGTCTAAATCAACATCAATATAAACTTTCTTATCCCCACGGGCTTTGGCGTTATTCAACTGCAATAACATATCGTTTAATTGCTTCAACTTTGCCCGGTTTGCCTCCAAATCGTTTAATTCTTGACCGTAAAAACCAACGCTTTTATTATGCGCCTTTGTGCGCTCGGCTAATATTTCGTCCTCAATCTTTCGGGTTTCAGACAATGAAGCGTTACGGGCTTTAGCAATGTTTAATTCCCGGTTCAATTGGGCGACACGTTCGTTGCTAACCCGGTTCATTTCGGTTGCCTCGGTTTCCAAATAATCCAACCACGCCTTTTGCGCCTCGTTAAGTTTTTGTTGGTTCTTTGCCGATTTATCGGTATTAGATGCAAACAGAACTAAAGCCCCCACAACCGTAACCAATGCCAACGCCAAAAGAACATACGGATTTGCGGCGGCAATCAGATTGAAAGCCTTTTGCGCAATTGTAGCCGCCAATGTTGCCTTTGTTCCCTGCATGGTAACAAGGCGGTTATAAACTTGCGCTTTGCTCAATGCCGCCATTTGTAGCCGGGAAATACCCAACATAATTGCGGATTGTTTTTGTACTGCGTTTTGTATGGCTTGCACCCCGGTTGTAATGGCTATTGCTGCCTGTAACTTCTTTTGCGCTTCTTGTACGTCCTCACTTTCCGCCCCGAACAATTCCATTGCCCCGGTAAATGCGGCGAACCCACCGGACGCACCAGCCGCCAAACCTAATACGGCATCCAAATTGGACGTATCGGACGCCATGCGGGTAATTTCATCGGTCGCATCCTTAACCGCATCTCGTAACATTGCGGTTTCTTTGCTCAATTGCTGATATTCGGCGGTTCCTTGTTTGCCCTCCAATCGTAACAATGCTAATTGCTTCGTTTGGTTCTCTATTTGGGTCGTCAACCCTTTTGCGGCGTCGGAATAGTTACCCACGTTTAACGACGTTTTCCCGGTCGCTTCCTGCAACCGTTTCATTTCCTCGTAAATCGCTTTTGTTTCGGCAACCAATTTGCGCCCCTCCTCGGTCGCCTCCCTTTCCTCAACCGTCATATTATTGAGGTATATTTTATTGATTGAGTATTGAGCGGACAAACGATTATATGAACCCTCGGCGGATTGGTTCAACCGGGTTGTCAACTTGTTTAATTCGTTCGCCTCTTTTTGCGCTTGCTTCAATTCCGCCAACCGTTTTGCGTTCTCGCTTTCCGCAAATGCCAAATCCTTTGCCGCCCGTGTCAACTTGTCGGTATCGGCGGACGCCCCCCGGATTGTTTTACGTCCGTTTTCGGTCGCCCCGCTTACGCCCTCCAATGCAGCCTTAACCGTTATCGCCTCACTCTTTATATTTTTTAGAGTGTTCATATAGGCGTCGGAAAGTTGGTCTAACTGATTAATCAACTTTGTAATCGAATCGTCCGGGCTTACAAGGTCGCTATATTTTATAGGGTTGTTATTATCTGCCATACTTAACGTTATTTGCGGGCAATTTGCCCCGTATTAAATTATCTTTTCTTTTCCATGTAGTTAATCAACCAAAGAAAAACAACGCCGCAAATCGCCTTATTTGACGCCGTTTTTATTTTTGGTTGGTTTCAATAACTCCTTTATCCGCTCAAATGCGTTGTAATACTCCAATACGGTGTATTTCTTTGGTTCCGGTACGTGCAAATGTTGCGATATGGTTAAACACATATTTTCAAATTGTTTATCGTACTGAATTTCCATGTTATCGGAACCGCTAAAAACAACCGGGCGATTATATAACAACAACATCGTCGTTATTTTATCAATTTCCGCCCGTTTGTCCTCTGTATCGCCGTTTATAATCGCATCCAACATTAACATTGTCCGGTTACGCAATTCGTCGTAATACTCTTTAATCGTCGCATCGTCGAACATACGGGGGAAATACATTTGCAATTCATCATCTATTTTTTTTTTGACCGCTTCCATTTGGGCGGTCAACTCTTTAATCGGAACGTCGCCGAACATATCGACGACCTTTTGCAACCCATCGTCGGATAAATCGTTGTACGGGGTTCCGTCGATTGATTTAACCAACACGGCAAACGCTAAACATTTCGGGCTTAACCCGGATTGAATGAAATACACGTTTTGCCGCATATTATCCAATTCGATTGCCGCCAATTCCGGGGTTTTGCTCCGGGCGTATCTCATTGCCTTTTCAATATGCGTGTCGAAATCCTGTAAATCCGAACCAATCCCGGCATCAACCAACAACATTTTATTGTATTTATGGAAACGCAACATTGGTAATTCGTCGATTGCGTCGTATATCTCAACCGTGTATTCCCCTATCTTAACCGTTTTCATAGCAAATAACGTGTTATCATGGTTGAACAAAAGGGAACCAACAACAATGCCGGGTTCCCGGTTATAAACGCCAAAAGGATTGCCAAAGCAACCCCCGCCCAAAAGGACAAACAGAAATCGCAATTAAACATCTTTGCGAAAAACTCGTTGCCGTGGATTTGCACCCATTCGATAACGCCCCATTTGCGTAACAAGGTCAACCCGAATGCCGCAACCAAAGCAACCACGACCGTATAAAATAAAAACGCTTTCATATATACTTGTTGTTAATCAGTTAAACACGTTTCATCAATTCCCAATTCCCCGGCAAACCGGAACCCGGCGAACGGGTGCATTAAAAATTGATTGTCTATTTCGTCCAAAGTGAACCCGGCAAATATGTTTTCCGCCTTTGCGTACACTCTGTTTATTTTCATGGAACCGGAACGTAACCAAATACCGCCATTCAATACCCGCATGATTTGTTGTTTGACCGCCTCCGTATTGCGGTTGTTGGGGTCGTTGGTTATCGTGCGCATATCAAACCAAAAGATAACCGAAAACGGCGTTGTATATTTGTTTTGTTCGCCGGGGAACCAATCAATTTGTTGCGGGTCGTCTAACACGAAAAACGAAAAATTCCCTATATTACTATCCGGGGCAATCAACATATATTCATTGCCGCCGACGTAAATATTGGGCGTGTAATATCGTTTTCCTTGTATGGACTTAACCAACCGTTCCGAACGTCCAAAGGAATAATTAAGCCACGGCAACCCGTCCGCCAATCCCTTTTGAATATTTGCAATAACCCGGTCGAATAATTCCGGGTTCTTTATAATCGGTACTCTATCCATTTCCATATATCGTTTTTTTTGCTTTGGTTAGCAAATCCGGGTAAACGTATTGCCAAATCAGTTTAGCAATGTTTTCGTTCGTCAATCCCAATATTTGCCGCCCGTACTTTTTTATCAAATCTTCCGTCTTGAAATCCGACGCCTTAATTTCAAATTGTTTGTCGCCGACTTCCAAATAAAAACTACTCTCAAAATCGCCCTCATCCCGTAACGTTACCCGGTTCGTCGGTTGTCCCTTTTCCTCCTTAATGGCTATTGTTAGCGGGGTATAAGGTCGATAATCCATTATGTCAACGCCCAATCGGTTAATACCTTGTTCAAATAATTGTTCCTCGGCGTTGGCATCAATGATAAACGCCGTTGTCATTCCGTCGTCGATTATTTCCCGTATAATCAACCCGGACGTCAACCCGTCGTTAAACGTATTAACCCGGTTGCGTAAATCAATTATTGATTGTAACCCCGCCATAATGCAATTACGTTGTCCGGTACTTAACGCCCCGGTTGTTGCAACTCAAACAAATACGGTCAATTCCTTGCGTATCTAATCGCAAAGCCTCAAACGCTTTTTTAAGGTCATAACCCAAACCGCCGGGGCGTCCCTCAACATTCCCGTCCAACTCGTACAATATTTCCATTTTAGAGGCGTTGGATTGGTTCCGGTTGACCCTTACGTTGGGGTTCATTGCCAACGTGCGCAAAGCGATTGCCGCAACTTGGCGTTGTATTACCGTTTGGAATATCGCCCGTTGTTCAACGATAAAATCGGTTAGGTCGCAACCTACCGTTATTTCACAATTCAACCCGTAATTCAGCGTATTAGTGTACATCGTATAGGCTATATCCCACAACTCCGGGTATTCGGCGAATGTTTCCGGGGCGTTGTACATAAACGGGGAAATCTGCAAATACTTTGTCAATTGCCGCCATGCCTCAATATTGCCGTACCCGGTACACGTTCCGCACGGTTCCCGGCTCCAATCTTTCGACACGTTAATTGCTTGCATTCCGGCGGGCAAATCGTCTTGATTGTAGCAAAGGAACCACGCACCCCCGGCGTTGTTTGCATCGCTGATATACGGCAAAAAACAATCTTCCAACGTGAACCATTGAAAGCCGCCATTTGTCAACGTAAAATTCAAATCAAACGTCTTTACGGGGTCAATCTGCGAACTATGGAAAAGGTATAATTTCACAATCCCGGTTCCGCCTGTCATTTGTAAGCCAACCCGGTGTATTTGGGCGGTAACTCCCATTGCCCGGACGGGGATTATTTCAAAGCCAACCAATTTATGTGCGTTCGGTTGGGTCGCTCTAATACGTCCCGCACCGTCAAAGAACGTGCGCCGTTCCAATAGGTTCTTTGTTTCCTTATCCAACCCCTTTATTTGGGTAAACGTTTGTACCGCCGTGGAAATTCCGTTGCGGGTCAAACGTTCTAAATAGTCGGATAGTATGTTGTATTTCTCCCAAAAGGTCGAACCCTCGGCGGGAACCTCGGCGACGTTA